AAAAGCATCGGCAATTAGTCGGTGCTTTTTTTATTCTCATTATTTCGTAAAACATTCTTTTACTTGCAAGATTTTTGCAATATGAAAAATTGGTTTGAAATTCAAAACAAGGCAGAAAGCGAAACGGCAGACGTTTATATTTATTCGGAAGTTGGGGGATATGATGTTAATGCGAAAAACTTCATTGACGAATTAAAGACGATTAAGGATAAAAATATTGACGTTCACATTAATTCTTTAGGTGGATCCGTTTTTGATGGATTAGCCATCTACAACGCACTTAAAAACCATTCTAAAAGGGTAACAACCAAAGTTGAAGGAATAGCGGCATCAATTGCATCTGTGATTGCAATGGCGGGTGACAAAATCGAAATGGCAGAAAATTCTTTGTTTATGATTCACAACCCATTTGCAATGTCGGGTGGTGATGCAAACGAATTAAGAAAAACCGCAAACATCCTGGACAAAATTAGAAATGAGATTGCAGAAATTTACGCATCAAAATCTAATCACAACGCAGAACATTACATTAACCTAATGGATGTTGAAAGTTGGTTTAATTCAGATGAAACATTGCAACTTGGATTAATCAATGGAATTACTGAACCGTTGAAAATCGAAAATAATTATGATGTTTCTAAATTTGAAAATATCACATCCGATAAAATTAACAACACAATAAATAAATCAAATATTAACGTTATGGCGCAAAATACGCAAACCGAAACTATTGAAACAAAAGAGGTTTCTAATGAAGCATCTTTAATTGGTAAAATCAAAAATGTTCTAGGAATTAAGAACGAACATGAACCAGGACACGAAGAGGGAACACCCGCAGAAGGTGCAGATTGGGCGTTAACATATGAAGAGTTAAAATCCCGTGTTGACAATTTAGAAAATGCAATTCACGACATCGAAGAAAAGATGGGAATGGCAGCAGATGAGGTTGAAAATAAGGCAAAAGAACTAGAGGTTGCAAACGAAGAAATTCAAAACAAAACTTTGGAGATTTCTAAATTGAAAGCAACTAAAACGGATGTGAAGGCTAGTTCTGAACAAACAATGGGTGAAACAACGGTTGATGCAAACGCTGCATTTTTCAATTCAATGGTTGCATCTTTAAAGAGAAAAGCATAAAAAAATATATAATTAAAAAAGAAATTTAAAATGGCAAACGTAGCTTTAGACAACATCAGCGCAACTTATAGTGGTGCGAATTTTAACGAATTGTTCCTAGAACCAATCTTCAGAGATTCGGATTTAATGCAATTTAGAGTAATCCCGAATGTAAAATTCAAAATGAATCTTTACACGGCAGATGCTTTATCTTGTATCGTGAAAAAATACACAACTTGTGGCGGTGCTGAAAGTGGTGATTTCAACGTAAATGACAAAGTAATAACTGCGGGTAGAATGCGTGTTGCAGTTTCACAATGTCAAGACGCATTCTTTGGTACTTACTTAGAAGAATCATTCAGAAACGGAATCAACGTGTTCAATTTAGAAGGAACGGCATTGATGGAAACGGTTCTGCAAAATGTAAGAAACGGAATTTCTGAAGATATCGTGAAATTAGCGTGGTTTGGTGATACGGCTGAAGCGGGTTCAAACGCTAGTTGTTATGATTCAACAGATGGATGGTGGAAATTATTTATTGCAGATGCGGTAATTGATGCAAGAAAGGTGGCAATTGCAGATTCTGCGGCATTTACAACTGGTGATGGTCTAATTGCATTACGTGCAATGTGGGCGGCTGCACCAAGTGCATTACAAGGTGTTGATGCAAGGGATAAAGCGTTTTATGTTTCAAGATTAGTGTATGATGATTATATGACATCACTAGAGAATTTAGGAAATGCTGAAGGATTTTCCCAATTAGTTGATGGTTCTATGAAATTATATTTTCGAGGTGTTGAAGTTATACCAATGTACATTTGGGATGTTGCAACGGCTCAGAGATTAATTACTGACAACGTTAGAATCGCATATGTGGCAAAACAAAACTTAGCGGTTGGAACAGATACAAATGATCCAGAAGGTGAAATGAAAATGTTCTATGATGATTTGACTGAAAAAGTATATGTTCGAGCATACTTCAAACTTGGGGTTCAGTTCTTACATGATTCTTTAGTTCAAATCGGTTATTAATTAATATTAAAAGCATTTTAAAATGGCAATTACAAGTGGACACAACGTTATATGTTGTGATAGAAATAGAAGGGGTGGTTTGAAAACTATCTTTTTGACAAATACGGATGATATTTTATCATTCACAGATGGAACTGCGGGAACACATAGTTATAGCGCAGTTACAATGGTAGCACCAGGAACAGATTTGTTTTACAAGTGGGAATTTGACAGAGGAACTGCGGGTTTCACGGCAACGGCAACAAGGGAAAATGGTTCAACATTAATTGATGTTTCATTAGAATTTTACATTCCTAAAGTTACGGGTGTTGTAAATTTCGATTTGATGGAATTAGTTACATCGTGCGGAATTACCGCAGTTGTTGAAACATATGCAGATGATTGTGTTACTCCAACGGCTGCAACTTACAAGTTTGTTTTAGGATGGGATAATATCTTTGAAGAAACGGCATATATGGAGTTCACAAGTGGTGAAGAAACAACTGGTGTTGGCTTACAAGATGCAAATGGAACGGCTATTATAATAACAACGCAACAAGGTGAATACCCTAGAGAATTTACGGGTGACATTGCGGCTGCACCGTTCATTTAATAGCATAATAAATTAGATTTTATTTTATTACGGTTTAATAATTTGAAATGATTGGGAACATTTGACCGTGTTCCCAATTTTTTTTTTCTAATTTTTAGACTATAAAAAAGTTGTATTTTTAACAACATAAATTTTAAAGCAATGGCAGCAAAATATAAATTATCGAAAAACGTTGAAGGTTCAAAATCATTTCGATTTAACGGGAATAAATATCAAACGGCAACGGTGACACAAAAGACTCTAAAAAAATTATTTTTAGAAGGATTTTTACACGTTGCTGAAATTAAAGAAACTAAAAAACCCGTAAAAAATGGCGAAGCGAAGAACGACAACCCAAGCAATTAATACGGCAGCTAAAAAAGCAAGTTTCACAAAGTTTGATGTTTTTAATTTGGGCGTTCCCGAAAAGATACGGGAGAATGTAGATTTGAAATCTATTAGAACACCATTCATTCCATTTGGTGATGACAATTTATTTCCCCAGTTCCTGGCTGAAGTTAAAAGGCAATCTCCAACGCATAGAGCAATCTTAGGGCAAAAGAAGATTCTTTCTATGGGGAAAAACTTTGCATCTACAAATGAAGCCGTAAAAGCGTTTATAGAAGATGTGAACACGGGCGAATCATTGCGTGAAGTTTATGGGCGCATAATGGATGATTATTATTCATTTGGGAATGCGTATATGCAAATTGTAAGGCACGAAGGTGGAATTAATTTGTACCACATAGATGCAACTAAATGCCGTATCTCAAAAAATCATAGTCACGTTTATATTCATCCAGATTGGGCGAAATATGGACAATCAAAAGAAGATACTGCGATTGTTCCAATGTATCCCGAATTTGAAAAAAATACTTCTATAATTCAATTTGCAGATTACGAACCAACTTTTAATTATTACGGTTTGCCCGATTTTGTGGCGGCATTGGAATGGTTGGCTATTGATTGGGAATTGCAGAATTACAACCACACCAAATTTAAAAACAACTTTACGCCATCCGCTATTGTAGAAATCAATGGTGATATGGGTGAAGAAGAAGCGGAAAAATTGGTGAAAGATGCGCAACAAAAATGGACTGGGAAAAATAACAATTCAAAGATTTTATTCTTAGTTAAAAATGGTGATACATCACCCGCAAATGTTACTTTGTTAGGGGACACAAAAGATGGTTCATTTATGGAATTGCAAGGTTTAACATCGCAAAACATAATTACCGCACACAGATGGCAACCCGCAATGAGTGGAATTGTAAGTGCGGGAAAAATGAGCAACACGGGGAATGAAATTCGTGTGGCTTGGGAAATGGTTATGGGAACAATAATCAAAGATGTTGAAGAATTGATTTTTGGTAAAATTCAAAAAATCATAAAAGAAACAACAACATTAGACATTGACGATTTCGAAATAATATACGAACCGCCCGTTTCATTCTTATCTGACATTATACCATCCGAAGTTTTGACGATTAATGAACAACGTTTAGTTCTAGGATTTGAAGCAACAGAATTTGGGGATGTAATGTTATCACAAAAAACACAAATGCAAAATGGCAATAACTAATAATTACCTAGCTTATGACCCGTTAATTTCGGCAGCGCAAACCATAACATATGCGTTTACAAATGCGAATACTGACCCAAATCTAATTTCTACAAATTTGATTCAGATGGCAGAATTTGCACATTTAAAATCAGCAATTGGAGATGATTTTTATTTGCATTTAAAAAAGGTGTTTAACACACCGCCAACGGGAACGCCAACCGCAGAAGAAACCGCATTTATGAGTGAATGGTTAATACCAACGTTTGCGTGGTTTGTTAGATTTGAGGTTATAAATGAAATCCAGGACAATTCAACTTCTAGTGGAATCGTCACGGCAATGCCCGAATTTAGCAAAGCGGTTGACGCTAAAACTTTGAACGTTTATAAACAAGACACATATAGACGGGGAAATGTAATGTTGCAAGGAATGATTAAATTCTTGGATGATAATTATGCAGAATTTCCCGCATATCGCAATTCTACTTCAGTAGATTGTGGTAATTTGTCCAACAAAGTTTCTAAGCAACACGGAATGATAATCTATTAATATGCCATTACCTAGACCAAATATTGACGAAGAAAAAAATGCATTTATTGCACGGTGTGTTGAAACAGAAATTATGGTAGAAGATTTCCCAAAAATTATGCAACGAATTGCCGTTTGCGTTAGTCAATGGGATAACAACGAAATCGAAAATGTTGGCGAAGTAAGGGAAAACAAAGATTGTCCCGATGGGTATGAACATATGATGCCAAATGGCGAATGGATGTGTGGCAAAAAACACGATGGCGAAGGATATTAAAAAATTATTCAAGAATATTAAAAAATAGACAATGAGTAATCTACATAAAGATTTAAGTGATTTACAATTACACGTTCCAAAGGGTTTTGCAAGTGCATCAAATACAACGA